CTTTTTAATGAAAATAATATGTTAGATTTGTCAAAAGGTAGAAACACTTTATTTGAAATTAATAACAAATTGAAAGATTTAATCGATAAGTGATATTTATAAATAAAACATTATGAACACTTTTGGTAAAATAAAAACAAATATTGAAAACACGGCCATAGAAATGGCAAAAAAACCAGAATTTAAAAGATTTATTTTTGAATTTAATGGTATGGTGTTAAATAACAAAGACATTTCTGAATTGTATTTTATCTATGATGATTTATCTACGAATAAAGGTCTTGATGGGGATTTGGCTAACGATTACATAAACGAATCAATTGAGTATTCACAAATTTTAATCGAAAGTCAATCTAAAAGTATCGGGTATTTAAATACTTGGATTAATTCTTGGAACAAATCAAACGGTAATAATTACTCAGATATTGATAACGCCATTTACAACACAGGAATAAGAAATTTAGAATCAATTTTAGAATCTAAAAAAAATATTAAAAACGTAATTATAAAAGAAGAGGTAAAAAATGTTGTAACAGAAACATATAATATTCCAATATCTTCTATGGTTAAAATAGCGAATGAAAATCTTAAAAAAGAGGTTAGTAATTTAAATGAAAATGACCGTAAAGAGTTAGACGAGATTCTTATATTAACTTCAGATGAGGTTAAAAAAGAAATGTCAGAACTAAAAGAAAATGTGGTTAAAGGGTTAAAAACAACTTTAACCGAATCTAAAGATAGTGATTTAAATAACACTATACAAAACACCATAAATAAAATAATGGATTCTAAAGAAGATCATTATAATTTATATAAACTAAGAAAGTTGAATACAGAACTATGAAAAAGTTTTTTAAATCGTTGTTAGGTGGCGGTTCAACAACATTATCATCTAAAAGATTTACAGGTATTATTTGTGTAATATCTTTAGTGATCTCATTATTTGTATCTTTATTTTCAGCAGGAAAATTAACACCAAACGAATCATTAATTGATGTTATCGCTCTTTTATCTTTTGGGTCTTTGGGTCTTACGTCTACTGAGGTGATTTTCTCAAAAAAGAAAACCGATAAAAAAGAAGAAGAGAATCAATCAGCAGAATAATTCTTTTGATTATATATTGCCTTTTGAATTTGAGCCCTTCGTTCTACGGAGGGTTTTTTGTATTCTTTTCTTTCCTGTAATTTTTGGATTTGTTTTGTTTTGTATATTTTAAACTTATATGCCTTTAACGCTTGTTCTATATTTTTATTGTTTACCGGTATAATTAGCATAGTTTTTTTTGTTTTACTATAAATAGTAGGAATTTTTTTAATTTTTGACAACCATAAAAAGTTTTATTATATTTTATTAAACAATAAACGGATAAGGTATGAATAATGAAAAAAGGAAAAACGTCAAAATTAAACATTTTTGATGATGCAAAATGTCACTACGGGACGGTAGACTCAAAAAATTTAAAATCAATTTACATAGTATTACAAACATGGGTCGAACCAAAAGATGATTACGATAATTGGACAAAAATTACAGGTGAAATAAAAAGACAAATATTACACACACTATTAGAAGTTGTTGACCACACAACATTTGAGAAAAAACAAATTGTGGATCTTGATTTAAGAACTAGTGGAATACAGAAAAACAAAAAAAGTTTCTTAAATTTAGAATTAACTTTATTTATACATAAAGAAAATGTAGATTTTAAATCCCTTATTTTAAGAAGTAAGATTAAAAATGTTTTACAGTCAATATATAAAGACGACTTAAAAAATTCAAAGTATTTTACATTAAGTAGGACAAAAATTAAAGAAACCGTAAGTATCTAATATTTATCATAAAAAAGATTATGAAGATATTAGGACCAGGTGATACGGGTAAAGGTATTCTTGTTGAGTACGATTCTGGAATTATAAACCCAAATGAATATAGAAACAGCCAAGTATTAAAGGAATCGTATGGTCAATTAGACTATTCAAAACCCTTTATATTTTATGCCACCCTTCAAAAATATGGAGTTCCAAATAGAAATGGTAGAGTTTATCCTGAAAAAATATTAAAAAGAGAAGCGGAAAGATATAAAGACATGATTAATAAAGGAATGTCTATATCTGAACTTAATCATCCAGAATCCTCACTTATCGATTTAGATCGAGTGGCACATCTAATTACAGATGTGTGGTGGGAAGATAATGTGATGATGGGTAAAATAAAATTATTAACCACACCTGGTTTTCACGAAAGAGGTATTGTGTCATCTAAAGGTGATATTGCCGCTAATATGATGAGACAAGGGGTTACTATGGGGGTTTCTTCTCGTGGTGTTGGTTCGTTGGTAAAGAAAGGTGAACAAAATGAAGTACAAGAAGATTTCGAATTAATTTGTTTTGACTTAGTTTCTTCCCCATCAACTCCGGGAGCATATCTTTATTTAAATAAAGAAGATAGACCTAAGTACGAAGAAAAACTAACTGAACACGAAAATATACAATCAACTTCAAATCCACTATCAAAATCTGTTGACTTAATGAAAAGATTATCCGATTATTTGGATAAATAAAATTATAAGAAATGGATGAAAAGTATTTTGTAGCTAGAGTAACCACTGATATAGTGGATGAAAACACAGGGAAAGTAAAAAAAATTAAAGAAGAAAAATTAGTTAAGGCTTATTCACCAACAGATGTTGAAGCGAAAGTAACTAAAGTGTATGAGACTTACACAATGGATTGGAGAATAACTGCGATCGTTGAGAGTAAAATCGATGAAGTTATAGAAGAATAATTTAATATTTTTTTTAGGGAAAGGGAGTACTTTTAGTATTCCCTTTTTTTATTTCCTTTTTTTTATGTTTAAAAACGTAAAATAATTTCACCTTTTTTAAAGTACGGCATATTTATTTAAAAAATAAACCTATAAGCATTACTTTTTAGAAATGACAGGAAAAGAAAAATCGATAGTAGAATCCACTTTATTACAAATTAAAGCAGTTGAGGACGCTATCAGCGAAAACGCAAAAGGAATACTTGCTTCTACAATGAAGGAAGAAATCAGTGAATTAGTAAGGGAATCATTAAATGGTTCAAAAAAATCTAAAAGGTCTTTACACGAACAAGATGAAGAAGGTACAGAAACTCCAGAAGTTGATGACGAAGATTTAGAAGGTGAGGAAGACGAAATGGATTACGATGAAATGGGATCAGTTGATGATGAAACCGAATACATGGATGATGAAACATCGTACATGGATGGTGAGGTTGATTCTGATATGGAAGTTTCTGTTGATAATGACGAATTACCCCCATTGGACATGACGCAATCTCCGATGTCTGATGTAATGAAAGTTTTCAAAGCCATGGGTGATGAAGACGGTATTATTGTTAAAAAAGATGGTAAATTTTTACACATCTCAGATAGCGAAACAGACAAAGAATACATTGTTCAATTAGAGGAAAGTAAAAAACGAAAAATGAGAAATAACTTAAGCGAAGAAATCCTTTATGAGTTACACTTTGAGGACAAAGAAGACTCTTATGTTGAAGAGGACATGGATATGGAAATGGGTTATGACAACGAAGAAGATGAAGACAATGATGTTTTCTATGAATTAGAAGTGGGTGAACAAGACGAAGACGAATTACCTAAATTAGAACAAGACGAAGATGAGGACGAGACGACACCACCGATGAAAGAAGCATTCAAACCAAAAGGAAGAGTTGGAAAAATGAAATTCAAATATCCATCTAAACTTAAAAGAGGTGTAGCTGAAACCTCTAATGAAGAAGAAGAAGATGGTGACTCTTGGAAAGAAGAATCTAATGAAGACGTATTATCACCTGAAGACGATAAAATGGGTGGTGAAAAATCTGAAGCGGCGAGAACGTATGGTAACGGTTCTAAATCAGGTAGAGGACTTAGAAAGGCGATCACACCTAATAGAAACATGACGTACGAGTCTACATCTAAAGAGATGAATTTATTAAAAGAGAAAAATGAAGAATACAAAAAAGCTTTAGATTTCTTTAGAAATAAATTAAACGAAGTTGCGGTATTCAATTCTAACTTGGCTTATTCAACAAGATTGTTCACGGAACATTCAACAACCAAACAAGAAAAGATTAATATTCTTAGAAGATTTGACGATGTCGATACTTTAAAAGAATCAAAAAATCTTTATAAATCAATCAAAAACGAATTAGACGGAAAAGGTTCTAACAATGTTGTTAAAGAATCTATTTCTGAAAAAGTGAATAAAACACCACAAACAGGATCGTCATCTAATTTGATTGAAAGTAAAACGTACGAAAATCCTCAGTTCTTGAGAATGAAGGATTTGATGACAAAAATTAAATAAAAATAAACTTTTTTAAAACACTGTATATTTATATACATAAAATAAAAAATAAACTCAGATTAAAAAATTAAAAATGGGAGCATTATTAGAATCAGGTCTTGTAGGTAACATCGGGTTAAAACACCTTAAAGTTATCAAAGAAGATACAATTAACAAATGGGATCGATTAGGATTCCTAGATGGTTTGAAAGGACACATCAAAGAGAACATGGCACAATTATATGAAAACCAAGCGTCTCACCTAATTAACGAAGCTGCGTCAACTGATAGTTCAGGTTCTTTCGAAACTGTAGTATTTCCTATCGTTAGACGTGTATTCTCTAAATTATTAGCTAATGATTTAGTTTCTGTACAAGCAATGAACTTACCTATCGGTAAATTGTTCTACTTTGTACCTAAAATCCAAGGTTATAACGGTGGTTCCGCAAACGCTAGTGGAGCACATTACGGACCGATTGGTGCTGTAGGTGGTGGAGTGCAAGGTGACGGGTATGGTACGTCTTCAGGAGCTTACGCTAAAAATCTTTATGATTTATTTTATGAAGGTTCTGAAGCGGCTTTAGATCCTCCAGGATTGTTTGATTATTCTAAAGGTCAGTGGACAGCTATTACTGCGACTACTAACTTACAAGTATGGTCTAATGGTTCATTAGCTGATGCTGGTAACAATAACGCATCTTACACTGCAACAACAGGTGTTAGAAAAGTATTGTTAAAAATGTGTGGATTTAATGACACAGGATATGGTAAATTAATCGGACCTGACGGTTCTGAAATGGATACTGAGTCTTTCCTTTCTGATTTAAGAATTATTAAAAGTTCAGGATTATCCGTTGCTGGTGGATCACCATGTACAGTTCCTGAAATGACACCTTTATTGTTTAGAGTTGTTACTCAACAATATGGTAGAGGTATCGTTAACCCTAACTACAACAATGTATCAACAACATTCCCATCAGGTGGTGGTGGTTCTTTCGAAAGTGTATGTGACGTTAACGGTTGTATCTTATTAGAAGTTGACTTATCTTGTCCTGTATGTGCTGACTGTAACTCAACATCTTTAGATGGTTACACAGGTACTACTTTATCTGCGGCGGCTGAAGCGAGTTCATTCCAAGCAGTATTTAGAAGATATGCTGAATTAGAATTCGAAGACAAAATCGGTGAGGTTTCTTTTGATTTAGAATCAGTAACTGTTTCTGTAACTGAAAGAAAACTAAGAGCACAATGGTCTCCTGAATTGGCACAAGACGTTTCTGCATTCCATAACATCGATGCTGAAGCTGAATTAACGGCTTTATTGTCTGAACAAGTGGCGGCTGAAATCGACCGTGAAATTTTACGTGACTTACGTAAAGGTGCGGCTTGGAACTTGAGATGGGATTACAATGGTTGGAGAAGAATTTCTCAAACTACATCTTACACTCAAAAAGATTGGAACCAAACTTTGATCACTGCGATTAACCAATTGTCAGCTCAAATTCACAAATCAACTTTGAGAGGTGGAGCTAACTGGATCGTTGTATCATCTGAGGTTTCTGCAATCTTTGACGATTTAGAATACTTCCACGTATCTAACGCGTCTCCTGAGCAAGACCAATACAACATGGGTATTGAAAGAGTTGGTACATTAGCTGGTCGTTACCAAGTTTACCGTGACCCTTACTTCCCGGCTAACCAAGTGTTAATCGGTCACAAAGGAACGTCATTGTTAGACACAGGTTACGTTTACGCACCGTACGTACCTCTACAATTAACACCTACAATGTATAACCCGTTCAACTTTACACCAATTAAAGGTATTATGACCCGTTACGCAAAAAAGATGGTGAATAATAGATTTTACGGTAGAATTACTGTTGACGGAGTTAGAACGTTTGACTTACAAGAATTGAGATAATCAATATCTTAACTGAATAAGAGAAAGGAGACAAGAAATTGTCTCCTTTTTTGTTATATGCTAATTTGTAATACGGGTATGTTCAACCAATTTAATTAATGATTGACAATAAATAATTTCATAGGTATTTATTATTAAACCTAATACATATGAAAAATTCACTATTCATTTTTTTTATTATACTAACAAGTTTTTTTGTTAGATCACAAGTAATATATCAACACAATTTTGGTACCGCAACAATTGCAGGTACCCCATATACAGTTGCTCCTACAACGGTTGACCCTAATTTTACATCATCTTCTTGGGCAACATCAAACAGTACAGGGTTTGTTAATTTTGCTGGGTCAACAGGACAAGCACTGTCCATGACATTATCCCCAACAGGAACTAAAACGTATACTCTAAGTTTAAATGTTGGTGCGGGAAGTACGGTTAATGTTAACAGTTTCTCATTTTGGCTTAGAAGAAGTAATACGGGACCAACAGGGTGGAGTATGACAATAAATTCTATTTCTGTGGGTAGTGGTACAATGTCAGGAACTGCAGGTATAACTGTCGGTACTACTTTAGTTTCATCTCCCGTACAGAATTTAACCACAACAGTTACGGTAGTACTTACCCTGACTGGTGGTTCGTCAGGGGGTACATTTAGATTAGATGATTTTACATTAAATGGTTCTGTTGTTGCACCACCACCCTCAAACGATAACTGCTCGTCATCCACCTCATTACCTTGTGGAACATCATCACTTGCAGGAACTACCGTTGGTTCTGTTTCGGAAACGGCACCTTTAGGATACTCATCACCTTATGGTGTTTGGTATAGTTTTGTTGGTGATGGCCAGTCAACAACGATAACCTCAGTTGCCGGATCTGGATTTGATCATGAAATGGTAATTATGAGTGGTACCACTTGTGGTGCTACATACACATTAATAACTAATCAAGATGTTGGTTTTTCAGGTGGTACTGAAACGTATACATTTACAACCATTAATAGTACGCAATATTATATTTATATTGCTTATTGGAGCACTGCAGGTTTGTCAACCAATACAGGAACATTTACAATATCTAGAACTTGTACTGCGCCTCCTACACCACCAATAAATGATAATCCTTCAGGGGCAATTACATTAACCATTGGTAATACCGTTACGTATTCAACATATACAAATTTATATGCAACAAATACAACAACTGAATCAACACCAAGTTGTGCCGCATATGTTGGAGAAGATGTTTGGTTTAAAGTCACACTTCCACAATACGTAACATCATTGGATTTTGATACTCAAACGGGGGTAATTACAGATGCGGGTATGGCTATATATAGGGGGACACCAGGATCATTAACAGAAATACAATGTGATGATGATAGTTCTCCAAACGGAACAATGTCATTTATATCAAGAACAGATTTTTTTCAATATGAAACCATTTACATTCGTATATGGGAATATAATGGTGGAACAGTCGGTACATTTGGAATTTCTGTTACTTCACCACAACCATTACCGGTGGAAATGTTATATTTTGAAGGTGTAGGGTATGAAACAACAAACCTTTTAAAGTGGGCAACGGCAAGTGAACAAAACTCCAATTATTTTTCAATAGAAAGAAGTGTTGACGGATATGATTGGAGAGAGGTTGGAAAAAAAGAATCGGCAGGTAATTCAAACGAAATGATTAAATACTCATACGTTGATCTGTTTACAAACAACTCGGTGGTGTATTACAGATTGCAACAATACGATTTTGACGGTCAATACAAGACTTACGGACCTATAGTTATATCAAACTATCAGACAGATAAAAAAATCGTAAAATACGTTAATTTATTGGGTCAAGAAGTGGGTATAGATTCAAGAGGTATTATTATTGAAGTGTATGAGGATGGTACGATGAGAAAAATTATTAGATGATAAAAAGTTTTGATTTTATTAGAAGGTTGTTTGTGATAGTTCTTGCTACCCTACAACCTTTTATCATTTATTTTTACTGTGGGGAATTACCATCAATATCACAATCGTGGGAAACTAATTTACAGTTTTTATTTATCTTAACAAATGCCCTTGTTAGTTATTTCTTTTTTGAAATAGATGAATGGAAAATACCATCGATGTTTTTATTATTATTAACGTCGTTTTCAGTACCTGACCATTTTTGGTTACATAATATTTTTGCAATCCTATTTTTTCTGTCGTGTTTGATTCCGTTATACTTAACAAAAAGATTTAAATATTATTTATATATCTATTTATTATCCATTTTATTTTGGATATTTAATGGATTTTTTTGGATGGAAACGTGGGGAATACTAACATTATGTGCATACCACTTACATTTAATGATATACGGATATTTATTATTAAATAGGAGAAATAATGGACATTCGTGAAATTATAAGAAAAGTATTAAAGGAAGCAATATCAACTAACGCAAGTGCTGGAATATATAATGGGCCAATAGCAATAGGATTAAAAAAATGGAAAAAATCCGAATTAGGTCCCTTTACTGAATTTGTTGATACAGAGTTTAACCATAGTAAAAAACAAAAAACATTAAAAAATAACATTAAAGGGTATGTCGGTCATTGGGAAAAAAATAAAGATGGTTCTTACGAATTAGATAATTACGATGCACATACAATCAATGAAGATTTGGCGGTTTGGTTTGGGACAAAGAAGAAACCTAAAGGCTCTTCTCAACCAAAAGGGCCGTGGGTTAACATATGTAGAAAGGTTGACGGAAAACATCCTCCTTGTGGTAGATCCAATACTGATAAAGGTGGGTACCCTAAATGTCGTGCTGCGGGGGTTGCAAGTAAAATGTCTGATAGTGAAAAAAGATCTGCGTGTCAACAAAAAAGATCTGCTGAGAAAA